ATCATTAGGTTATAGATATGTTTAATAATAATAATAATAATAATCAAATTAAGGAGGCTAATATGTATTATAATTATTTTACGAAGAATGAGTATAAAGGAAAAAATATTGAAATATTACAAGCTACAGGAAAAACAGGTGGTTTTTGTACTTTCAATCAAGCAGTAACAAATGGCTATTCAGTTCCTAAAGGCACTAAAGCTATTGCTAAATTAATTAGACCAATGGTTGATTTAGTTACTCTTCCAAATGGAGGATTAGAAGAAAAACAATCTGGAAGAAAATTTTCTGTTTTTCATATTTCACAATTAGTTAAAGTTGAAAAAGTAAAAATATGATTAACGGATTGTTTAAAAAAACACAAAGAGTTGACTCTATCGAAAACGGTAGGGTCAACCATTACTTCAAAATTACTTTTTTGAATAATACAGTCAAAGTTTTTGATAACTATGGCAATGAAATAGAAAAAAGTAAAATAACAAATAATAATAATAAGGAGGCTAATAATGTTATTACTTACCCAAGCACAAAGAAATAAACTTATAGAAAACCATAAAGCACAAGATGGCACGAAAGAGTTTAAAGCAGTAGTAAAACTTTTCAATCCAACAGGTACAGGAACTTGGTATCTATCAGAACTTAATCCAGAAACAAATGTAGCTTTTGGATTATGTCATATTTTTCAATATGAACTTGGCTCTGTGAGTCTTGATGAACTTTCTGAATTTAAAAATCATTTCGGATTAGGTATTGAAAGAGATAAATATTTTACACCTAAAACTTTTGAGGAATGTAAAAATGCCCAAAAATAAAAAAAATAAGTTATTTCCCTATGGAGTAGAACATAGGGAAGTAATAGGTTACTCAATGGACAAGGATAAAACACCTCTCTATAGAGTAACAAGAATTTTACCTAAAGAAAAAACTAGCAAAAAAAATTTCTTTAGAGTATCACTTACTTTGCTTCTAATATGTGGTGGTATAATAATGCTCCTTGCAAGTTGTACCACCGCACCAATAGTTGATAGTAGAGGCAAGAGCTCGGCTAACATTGAGGGGAATGCCGAGCGATATCACGACGATTATTATACATGCGTTGATTTAGTAAAAGACCACACCAATATGGTAGTCGATAAATCAAAAGTAGTTTATAATACACTTCGTTGGCGAGTATTATGGCTTTCGCCTAAATTAAAAACTAGACAAGATTTAATTAATAATTGTTTAGAGGGAAGAGGCTATAATGTTCTTAACAAATAATAATAATAATAGGAGGAAAATATGGTAGCAATCGTAGATAAATGCTTCGATAATACTAAAGATGGTGTACCAAACTATGCCATTGATTTAATAGATGGCACTAGATTATATGTAAGAGGATCAGTGCTAAACCCAATGCCAAAAAAAGGTGATGCCATTGACTATACTGAAGTAAATACAAAAACTTCAGCAAGTGGTAATCAATACACAAATGTGAAAGATGTTTCTATATCAGCACCACCAAACTTTGATGATGATATAAACCAAGTACAAACATCACAAACTACAAGCACAGTTACAACTAATGGCTCTATGAAAATAACAGATGTCCAAACTAGACAAAGAATGGACATATTTGTTACAGGAGTTGTTGGTCGTTCTATGGGTAGTGGACATTTTAGTGTTGAGGATATTAGTGACTTAACAAAAAATGCAGTAAAGTCATTTGATGAGTTCCTCAAAAATAAGTAAAAACTATAAAAAAATCTTTAGTGATTATTGGGGGTATCGAGGTCAAGATATCCCCATGTGTTGGGGTTGTAACATGCAAATAGCAGTTGATATCCACCACCTCGTTCCGCGTGGTTTTGGAGGGAGTAAAAAAAATTCTAAAAACACTATAGATAATCTTATGCCACTCTGTCGTCCATGCCATGTAATAGCCGAAAGAGATAAATTTTTTAACGAAGAATTAAAAATTAAATTAAGAAATAAAATAGCAGAAAAGGAGTTTGAAGAAGATGAGTGATATATATTCACTAGATTTTGAACCAAATAAATTATCACACCAACAAGAGCAACTCGGATTAATTTATGCTGACGAAGATACAGCAGTTGAATTAATGAAAAAAGAGGAAAAGATGTTAGTAGCAGAATTAACGGTATATTATTCTCAAAATACGAGTTATAAAAATACTTCTGAATTAAATGCACATATTTATTCAGATAAAAGATTTAAGGACTTTGCTGAAAGATTCGGCAAAACCTTAAAAAGTAGGAATCGTTCTAAAATTAGATACGAAACTTACAAAACTTTCAGAGAGGACTTAAGAACTAAAGTCGTCAATGAAAGAGAGTTAGTCAAAAGAAACTTATAGAAAGGAGTTAATATGGCTACACAAAACCAACAAATACTTGAACATTTAAAATCAGGTAAAAAAATAAATCCATTACTAGCTTTAAAAAAGTTTGGTTGTTTTAGATTAAGTGCAAGGATACTTGACTTACGACAACAGGGTAATGCAATCATAACAACTAATGTTACTCGAAAAGGTAAAACTTTTGCCGAGTACTCACTAATGGAGTAATCATGGATAAACCTGATAAAGAATACTTCAACATCAGTGATAGGCAAATCGCTGAAATGGAGGATGGTGTTGATATAGATAAAATGAGAGCCTTTGATAAACATAACGAGGATATTGAAACAATGGAACTCACTAAATTTGCACTTAAAAATTATATCAAAAGATTCGGTAAAGAAAGTAACATCTACGATAAATGTAAAGAATTGATTGCAGAACTTGATACTAATATCGAGCATACCGAAAACTATAAGGATATGTTATGACACTAGATCAAGCAGTAGGAATACAAAGTATTATAGATGGTCGTTCTATAGCTATTGATACTGTAGAATTTTTAGATCAAACATATTACTCAAAATCAAAAGAAGAATGGATCAGATATGGGGATATGCACATTGATCATTTTTTGAGAGTATTTCAAAATGATTCGAGTCATATATCTAAAAGTGATATAAAATCTATGATAAAAGAAGTTATGGAGGAAAATGATTGAACACTTCAAAAAGTTTGATGACGAGAATGTAAAAAGTATTTTACCCTTGTCATTCAGTCAAATAACTGACTTCGCTTTCAATAGAGAGCGATGGGCATTACGCAGAATATTTGGGTACGAGTTCCCATCTAATGCCGCAGCAGAAAGAGGAAAAGCAGTTGAATCTGGTTTAAACATGATTTTAAATGGATTAGATCATTCAACTGCTAAAGTAAAAATGCATGAGGAGTTTGAAGCAAACGTCAGAAGATTTAACGATCCAAAAACTTTAGACGAAAGAGAAAAGTTGAACTCGCTTTTAGATAGAGGTGTTCAAGCATTCAAAGATAATGCTTTGACATGGAATCTCACAGGATATCAAGAAAAGATTGAGATTGATATTTTGGGCATACCTTTGATTGGTTATACTGATTTTAAATTTGAAGATAAAAATACAAAAGAAGATTTTTATATTGATTTAAAAACAACAGGCAGAAAGCCAACAGGAGTATCAATGGCTCATGCAATGCAACAATCTATTTATCAAAAAGGTACAAATGCAAATCAAAAATTGTGGTATTTAGTTGGTAAAAAAACAGGTGCAGATTTTTATGATTTTAGCATTGAGGACTATAATACACCATTTAAGATATGTGAGCAGATAGTATGTGCTATGGGAAACTACCTTAAATCAGTAGATACTCTTGATGATGTAAAAAATACACTTGTTCCAAACCCTGATGATTGGATTTGGCGAGAGGAGGCTCTTGTAGAGGCAAGAAAAGAAATTTGGGGGTATTAGGTACCTTTTACCCTTAAAAGTGTCTGAGAGGCTCTATATGAGCCTTTCTGCACCATCTTTTTGGAGTATTTAGTCCTATTTTTTCTACGACCACGTTTCATAGGTCTTTTATCAATTAATTCAGATATTGTAGCAGTAGTTGTGAATCCTGTACTCACTTGCCTACTGACCTCATAGCACGAGAATGTGCTTGTCCAAAAGTGGCACCTTTTTTCATTGCTCTAGCCATTGACCGCATGTGTTTCAACGAATGATGCCTCGCGTGTTTGTTCATTGTTTTTTTTTGCCTTGGTTTCAATCCTTTGACAATGTTTTTAATAGATGCCACTTTTACCATAATTTATCTTTTCTTCTTTTTTTTCTTTGACATTTTTGACATTTTAGATTTTTTACCTTTCTTCATGCCACCATGTCCTTTTCCACCATAATGTCTTGGCATAGTACCTCCTTAATGTAATATAAAGTTATGTGCCGCAACAACAACTGCTACTGCAATCACGATTTGCACCCACGATTTCAACTCTGTAAATGCATGCCACCATTTAGTAATTTTCTGTTCTACAAATTTTCTAGCCATAAATTACTCCTTTCCTTTGTCGGTGTTTATTTTTTTGAGTTTCTCGAACGATCTGATTCCTGACATGCCAAGTAATGCCATGACAAGAGGCATCAGAGTGCCCATATCCATCTGTGGAATATTCTGAACTTCATACTGAAATAATCCACAAATAAATAAGATAAATTTACTTAATACATATTCCCAAAATATTGCTAATGCACAAGACATACCAATCAATGGTCGCCAAGCACGTTGTAAAAAACCACTTATACCACCAGCTTGACTTGAGGCATCTGCTAAATTTATAGACATTTGCTTTTCTTTGAGTTTCGCTTCAATCTCAGCAAATCTATTTTTTAATTGTAGTTTTTCTTCATCGCTAGTGTGTAAATCATCAATAACACCAGCAACAGCTTTTATAGTACCACCACCTAATAATTTTCCTAATACCATCTTTACTCCTAATTAAACATCAACAGTAATACTTTTTTGCATTTTAGCAATAAGTCTGTTTGCTCTATTCGTAGTTTGATTGTACCAACGGGAATCTTTCATTTCTGCCATGGCACCAGCATAATCTTTATTAGATAAACATTCTTTGAATTTTAAAAATTTACTTAAACGAGGCAAACCAAGTTGGAATGACATGTGAATCACACACTCTTTCGCATTATCGTCGATGTCCATATCTTTATAAAAAAACTCCGCATCTTTTTTTGCCCTCATAAAATCTACTTGAAAAAGTTCTATGCCTTTTTCTTCAGTAATAGGTTTCATAAGTTCTTCTTTTTCATTATCTCTAATTAAATGTCCTACTCCGATTGTCCAAAAACCAAGATGATCTTTGTATGGCTCTAAGACATTGCCACCCTCTTCTTTGATTATATCTGCTTGTAATGTTTCTATATCCATTATTGTACCATCCTTAATATCCATGAGATAAATTGTGTTGCCACCATGAATCCTATTGTCCATAAAATATAATTTAATTTTTTCACCTCTTTTTGTAAGTGGTAAATGTGATTAGTTTCCAATAATTCTATTTTATTGTAAATATTGACGATGTGTTCTTTGGTTGTTTTTGGTGCTATTTTAGTCATATTTTATTTACCAGCAGATCTCTGCATTCAAATTTTATAACAATCTTATCTTTTTCAATATAATCTTTCTCAAACTCTTCTAGAGTATTTAAATTTTTGAAGTTATTATATGCTAATTTATAACCAGCTTCAACACAATCATAGTGAGTATCAAACTGAAAACCAGAGATTGAACTCGAAGGACAAGTTCCTGATGCCATACTGCATACATATAAAATTAAAATATATTTCATTTCATATTACTTAAAGGATTCTCTAATGCTTTTTGGATTTGTTTAGTTACCTTTTCTTCAAGTTCCGCCATATCATTTTTTATTTCATTCAATGCTTCTTTTAAATCTTTTGCATTTTCTCTACTATCTTCTTTTACTCGTGTTTCTACATCTTCAACAATAGTTTCAATACGTCTTACATCTGCTTTCAAATCGTTTTTTAATTCTTTTGCTACGTCAGCAACCAACGATACTTCCTCTAATATTATTGATATTTCTGATTGAAGCATATTTGTTTCTGTTTCAAGAACTTCTAATTTTTTATCAAAACCACTTAAATCTGGGGAAACAAAAGAATTTATTTTTGCCTCCATATCTAAGTATCTTTGATATGCCTCAAACCCACCCCATAATACACCTATAAAAGAACTCAAAATAGTGATTATGAGAAAAACCCTACCTCCCTTAAATTTTATACCACCGATATCAATCTCAGTTTGTTGTTTCGCCATTACTTTCCTTGTCCTCTATATTTTTTTGAGAATCCTCTCCTTTTATCTTTGTTCATTTTTTGTTTGCTAGGATTACGACCGATACTTGTTTTATGATGCACAGGTTCGTGAGCTTCATAATTTTTAAATTTTTTTGCCATTACTTATATTGGCTTTCTATTATTTCATTCATTAATCCATCACTTCCAACAAATAAAAAATATCCTGCTATATCATTATCAGAAATAACTGCATCTGGCAAAGTAGTATCAGTAAAAAAATCTACTCTATCATTTAATTGTTGTTGACTCTCAAAAAATGATTTACTGTTTCCTAATACTTGCATTACAACAAGTGTTTTTAATTGGGAGGTAGAATCATATTTTTGCTTATCATCAATTTTTTTCAAAACTTTTTTTGCTGCTTTTTCTTTAGATGATTGTTTTTTCGATACTGTCTTGGATTGTTCGTTTTCTTTTTTCTCTTCTGATTGCGGTTCTTGCTTTTCTTCTGACTTCTTTTCAACTACTTTGGTATCTTGTTCGGTTTTTTCCTCGTTTGATTCTTCGTTGGTTTCTGTTGATGCTTCCTCGTTCTGTTCTTCGTTGGACTCTACGGAATCGTTTGAGGATTCTGTTTTTTCTGTTTGCGTTGTTTCTTGTGGTTCTTCTGTGGTCGTTTCTGTACTTACTTCTGCATCTACCTCAA